GCCAAACAAGCGGATAAAGCTATTGAGCCTAAAAAGTCATCAGCCGCTAAGCAAACAGCTAAGCAGCAAAAAGAAAAAAAAGAAAAAGCGCTAGCTAAAGCAAAATTTATAAAAAAAGCAGAAAAAAAAGGCAATCTTAAAGAGCTTAAGAAAAATCCGCCTAAAGTAAAACGCGTATATAAATAATGAAAAAAATTCTTCAATTTATAACCGGAGGCCTCGTCAAAGACATAGGTAAAGTAATAGATGACCTAGTAACTACTGATGAAGAAAGACTTGCGGCTAAACTAAAAGTTGAAGAGCTGCTAGAGCGAGCGGACAAAGATGCTCAGGATCAGGTGACTGCAAGGTGGGAAGCGGACATGAGTTCAGATTCGTTTTTATCTAAAAACATAAGACCCATGGTTCTTATATATTTAACTGTTATATTTACGGCGCTATGTTTTTTTGATGGCAATATAGGGGAGTTTAAAATAACTCAAGACTATATACCAATTTTTCAATCTTTATTAATAACAGTTTACGGAGCTTACTTTGTGGGTAGAACATGGGAAAAAGCTAAAAAAATAATAAAAAATGATTGACAAGTCTAAACTTCAAGAATACAACAGCTCTTTAAATGTAAATTTTGAAATCCATAAAGTTTCAATAAAACAAAGAAAAGATAAAAAATGGCTTTTAATGGTTAGCTGTAGAGCGTTTTTATACGTATTTGAAGATTGGGAAACAATGATGGCTCAACTTATAATGCTTTTTACAGATCCTGATAAATTTTATAAGGATAATAACCTTGCAACAGGAAGCAGAATATTAAATGATGTAGATCCACACGTAATTAATAAATATGCAGAGAGCATAACAAAATAAATAATAACAATTAAATTAAATAAAATGAGTAAAAAAATAGAAGAACAGGAATTAGCTAACCTAAAAGAAAAGGTAAGTAATATAAATAGTCTACAAATGCAGATAGGAGGGCTTGAGGCCCAGAAGCACGAGTTATTGCATGGCATTAGCTTAGCTACTACAGAATTCCAAAACGTTCAAAAAGAGTTGCAAGATAAATACGGTAAAGTATCTATCAATATTTCAACAGGGGAGATTTCTGAAGATGAGTTTGGTACGAAAAATTAGTATTGGAAAAGACTATAAAAATGACGCTATGCACTATTCTGTTGGACAGGAAGTGTATGGCGGTCATATTATAGTTAATATTATAGAAGAGGAAGATAAGTACTCTATATATATAGAAAAAAACAGAGAGGTTTTACCCTGGAAAGAATTTAATAAAAATATGGCTATTGCCGTTGAGTTTGATTTAGAATATTAAATGGAAGGTGTTTTTGATTTTATTATTAGCCCCAAAACTGGTAGGAACAATAATAAAAAAATAATTAATGGCAAAAGTTTAATATTAAATACCGATTTGCAGGACCATAATTTTGTTAGTAGGATTGGCATAGTTATTTATACTCCTGCAAAAAATACAAGCGGTATTGAGGTGGGTGACGAAGTAATTGTGCACCATAATGTATTCAGAAGGTATAGAGATATAAGGGGGGTAGAAAAAAATAGCCGTAGCTATTACAAAGAAAATATGTTTTTTGTATCGCCCGATCAAATATATGCGTACAAAAAAATAATTAACTGGAATGCGTGTAAAGGTTTTAACTTTGTTAAACCTATAAAAGAAAACAAAATGTTTTCAATAAACTTTGAAAAACCCGCAATAGGCGTTTTAAAAGTAAAAGATCCATCGCTAAAAAATTTAAATATTGGCGACCTTGTTGGCTTTAGGCCGGGTATGGAATATGAGTTTGTAATAAACAATGAAAAGCTCTATCGAATACCCACCAATCAAATTACAATTAAATATGAATACCAAGGAAACGAAGAAGAATATAATCCAAGCTGGGCAGCGAGCAGTTGAGGAGTTAATCAAAGTAGCTAAAGAAGCTATTGTAGATTCGGATGATGATATATCAGCCGACAGACTCAAAAACGCAGCAGCTACTAAAAAGCTAGCTATATTCGATGCCTTTGAAATACTTAGCCGTATTGAAGAGGAGGAAAATATGCTTGAAAATAAACCTAAAAAAGAAATAGAAAAAAAGGCTTTTAAAGGTTTTGCTGAAAAAAGATCTAAATAATGTACAAGCAGAATTTATATAGCGTAATAACGCCAATAAAGCAGAATACTATATCTAGATTAAATAAAAGCAAAAAATGGAAATACGGCTACAATAAAGAGCATGATATTGTAGTTATAAGTAAAACCGGGCAAATAGGCGAAATATATAATATACAGAATTTAAAAATAGCCTTACCCCCTGTCCCCTCTAAAATTGATAAATCAAATGATAAGTGGACAATAGAGGAATACCCTAAAGAACTAAAGCGCATACAAAGCGTTTTTGAATGGAGGGATTACCCGGAAGAGTTTAAAGAAAAATGGGAACCATATATAGATGAGCAATTCAAACGCCGCGAAGAAGGCCATTGGTTCAATAATAAAGGTGTGGGCACTTACATTACTGGCACTCACTTTATGTACTTGCAATGGTCTAAGATTGACGTTGGGCACCCAGACTTTAGGGAAGCAAACAGATTATTCTTCATCTTTTGGGAAGCTTGCAAAGCAGACCAGAGATGCTACGGTATGTGTTACCTCAAAAATAGACGTTCGGGATTTTCATTCATGGCAAGTGGTGAGACCGTTAACATGGCCACAATATCAAGCGACTCTAGATTCGGTATATTATCAAAGTCTGGTGCTGACGCAAAAAAAATGTTCACCGATAAAGTTGTCCCAATATCGGTAAATTACCCTTTCTTTTTTCGGCCTATACAAGATGGTATGGATCGCCCAAAAACAGAATTAGCATATAGAATACCGGCATCAAGACTAACAAGGAAATCTATTCAAAATAAACAAGAGCAGGAAGAGCTCGAAGGTCTTGATACAACTATTGACTGGAAAAATACAGGTGATAATAGCTATGATGGGGAAAAACTAAAACTGCTGGTACACGACGAAAGTGGTAAATGGGAAAAGCCAGACAATATTTTAAATAACTGGCGAGTTACAAAAACTACATTAAGATTAGGTAGTAGAGTTATTGGAAAGTGTATGATGGGCTCAACATCAAACGCATTAGACAAAGGTGGTGAAAACTTTAAAAAATTATATAATGCTTCAGATGTTAAAAAGCGAAATCGCAATGGACAGACTAAGTCAGGACTATATTCTTTGTTCATACCTATGGAATGGAATTACGAAGGATTCATTGACAATTATGGAATGCCTGTATTCGAAACTCCATCAAAAAGCTGTATTGACCCATACGGAGACTCTATCGAGGTCGGGGTTATCGAGCATTGGAATAATGAAGTCGAAGGGTTAAAAGGCGACCAGGACGCTCTAAATGAGTTTTACAGGCAGTTTCCGCGCACAGAGGAGCATGCGTTTAGAGATGAAACAAAAAATAGTATATTTAATTTAGTTAAAATATACGAACAAATAGATTACAACGAAGATTTAAGTAATTCTGCAGTAGTAACTACAGGTTCTTTGCAGTGGGAAAACGGCATTAAAGATACTAAGGTTAGATTTATGCCTAATCCGGCAGGAAGGTTTAAAGTTTCGTGGGTGCCTAGTATAAATTTGCAAAATAAGCAAATACAAAAAAACGGGATTAAATATCCTGGCAACGAACATATTGGTGCGTTTGGCTGTGATAGTTATGATATATCGGGTACAACAGACGGTAGGGGTTCTAAAGGAGCTTTGCATGGGCTAACAAAGTTTAGCATGGAAGACGCACCGCCTAATACGTTTTTTTTAGAATATATAGCCAGACCACAAACAGCAGAAATGTTTTTTGAAGATGTATTAATGGCTTGTGTTTTTTATGGTATGCCAATACTGGCAGAAAATAATAAGCCTAGACTTCTTTATTATTTTAAGCGAAGAGGCTACAGAGGCTATTCTATGAATAGACCCGATAAAATATGGAACAAACTTTCTGTAACAGAAAAAGAAATTGGGGGGATTCCAAACTCATCAGAGGATATAAAACAAGCTCACGCCGCCGCTATAGAATCTTATATAGATCGCTATGTAGGTTTAAAAGAAGATAATCAATATGGTTCAATGTATTTTAGTAATACTTTAAATGATTGGGCTAAGTTTGATATAAATAAAAGAACAAAATTTGATGCTGCTATCAGCTCGGGTTTAGCAATAATGGCTTGTAATAAAAATTTATACAGACCAGTTGCTCAAGTGCAAAAAAGAAAATTAAATTTAAAAATAGCTAAATACACCAACACAGGTGCATTTTCAAAATTAATAGAAAAATAAAAATATGGCTGAGTCAGTTATAACAAATTATTTTCCAAGCCAAATAGCTAGCGATGAAGAAAAAATGTCTATCGACTATGGTACTTCAATAGGTAGAGCTATAGAAAACGAATGGTTCAAATCAGATACTGGTTTAAACAGATTTAAAAGTAATCAAAATACTTTTCATAATTTAAGGCTTTACGCTCGTGGCGAGCAGGGTATACAAAAATATAAAGACGAATTATCAATTAATGGTGATTTATCTTATTTAAATTTAGATTGGAAACCCGTACCTATTATACCAAAGTTTGTAGATATAGTTGTAAATGGCATATCAGAAAGATCATTTGATATAAAAGCATATTCGCAAGATCCATATGGCGTTGAAAAACGTACAAAATATATGGAGTCTATATTAAGAGATATGCAGACCCAGGAGTTAAGTAGATTTTCAGAAGAAAATTTTGGAGTTACATTATTTGAAAATAACCCAGAAACGTTACCTAAAAACAAAGAAGAGCTCGAATTACATATGCAACTAAGCTACAAGCAGCAAGTAGAATTAGCAGAAGAGCAGGCTTTAAATGTTTTACTTGAAGGTAATAAATATGACTTAATTAAAAGACGTTGTAACTACGATTTAACTACAATTGGCATAGGGGCTGTAAAAAATAGTTTTTCAAAATCTGAGGGCGTTAAAATAGAATACGTTGATCCTGCAGATTTAGTGTGGTCATATACAGATTCACCTTATTTTGATGATATTTATTATGTAGGCGAAATTCGCAGAGTACATTTAAATGAGCTTAAGAAAGAATTCCCATGGCTGACGAATGACGACCTAACAGAAATATCTTCTCAATCTTATAGCAATAACGGTTTTTATGATAGAACTGTATCTAACTATAATGAAGATGACTCTAATACCGTACAGGTTCTTTATTTTAATTACAAAACATTTGCCAATGATGTATATAAAGTTAAAGAAACCGCTACAGGAGCCGTAAAGCTAATACCTAAATCAGACGATTTTAATCCGCCAGAAGAAATAATGGCCGAATATGGAATATCAAAACTATCTCAATCTTTGGAAGTTTTATATGAAGGTGTTAAAATATTAGGCGGTAGAATGCTTAAATGGGAAATGGCTAAAAATATGATTCGCCCAAAAAGCGATTATACTAAAGTAAAAATGAACTATAGTATAGTAGCACCAAGAATGTATAAAGGCCGTATAGAAAGTATCGTTTCACGTATAACCGGTTTTGCTGATATGATTCAGCTTACACATTTAAAGCTCCAACAGGTAATGTCAAGAATGGTGCCAGATGGCGTTTATCTTGATGCTGATGGATTAGCCGAAGTTGATTTAGGTAATGGCACAAATTACAACCCGCAAGAAGCGTTAAATATGTTTTTCCAAACAGGTTCCGTTATTGGTAGGTCATTTACCCAAGAAGGTGATATGAACCCTGGTAAAGTGCCAATACAAGAAATCAGCAGCGGAAGCGGCGGAGCAAAACTTCAAAGTTTGATTACTACTTATAATTATTATTTACAAATGATTAGAGATGTAACCGGACTTAATGAAGCGCGTGATGGAAGCATGCCTGATTCAAGAGCTTTAGTTGGGGTGCAAAAATTAGCGGCAGCTAATTCAAACACGGCTACGAGGCATATTTTAAATGGTACATTGTTTTTAACCGCAGACTTATGCGATAACTTGTCGTTAAGAGTATCTGATATTATAGAATATTCGCCGACAAGAGAAGCCTTCATACATAAAATAGGTAATCAAAATGTAGCGGTGCTTGAAGAAATGTCAAATTTATATTTGTACGATTTTGGTATATTTATAGAACT